GAAAGATGAACGCAGAGAGGTTGGTAAACTTGCGCGTCTAGTTTCAGCTTCGCCATATGAGTTACTTGTTTCTACTAGAAGATACTTTGGTAGCTTTGTGTTGTGGTGCATGAACAATAGAATTGAAAATGGTATAGCTATGGGTATGAATGTGTATTCCGTAGAGTGGTCAATTCTAGCCAGAATGCTCAGCACCTTTGGTCTAGACGAAGTTAATTGTATATTCGGCGATTATAGTAGGTATGATTCGTCATTACCACCCACTATGATGTGGAGAGTCCTGGATATGATCGAGTTGTATTATTGTAATTCTAGTCCTGAAGATCGTCAAATAAGGAAGATGTTATTCTTAGAAGTAGTGAACTCTAGGCATACTTATGTTCCACCCTCTGAGAGAAAGACCATTATATATGAGTGGGTTGGTAGTAACCCTAGCGGTGGTTTCTTAACTACTATCTTGAATAGTTTGTGTAATATAATGCTCCTCAGATATACAATGTACACAATAGTTGTTACAAAAGATGTAGCTGAGGGAAGAGCACTGTATAATAGATTAGATCCTAAGATGAGGTCCATTATTGCGGAATTTGACGATAATGTTCGACTTATCACTTTTGGGGATGACAATGGTATGTGTTTATCAGCTAAGTATAAAGAAATGATTAGTCAAGGTAACCTAACAGTCGCTATGGCACATGTCGGTTTTAAATATACTAATGAAGATAAGACAGCATCAACTTATCTGCACCGCAAGTTGACAGATTGTACCTTTCTCAAGAGAGGGTTTAAGAAAGAAAAGCACATGATCTTTCGGGCTCCTCTAGAGAAGAGTTCTATAGTGGAAGCTATTAGATGGCGGAAATCAAATTCGAGAGAAATTGAGGATTTCTACCGTAATGTTGAGAATAGTATCATGGAAGCAGCTTATCATGGTATAGAGTGGTGGACAGAATTTTACAACACAACTTCTAGATCTATGATGAAGGAATATCAGTATACAGTTTTAACTAATACATATGAACTAGCATTAGACAAAGTTAATAATATAGATTCTCAGTATTTATAATGAATATTCCGTCTGGTAAGACGTTAAATATACACAATCCCTCCTGCTAGTGAACTTATTGCTTGATGATGGACACGTAAACAAGCAATATTGCATAGTAGGTTTTAAAAAGGCTTAGCTATTTAGCTTTACTAATCAGGGTGCCTTTGCTCGCGCAATAAACCCAGGCTGTCCACTCTTAAGCTGCTGTGAGCCCTAAGCTTAAGATTAATTATGGTTCAACAAAGAAGACATAAATAACGATGCATCTAGTGATGCCAGAGTGAGCTCCCACTCGGAAGGAGCGCAAATGATGATATCAAGTACAGTAGTCAATCAGGAAACCACGACTTTTGTCGATGATTCTACTGTAGTAGCAAAAGCCTTTGGGAAAAGTAGTAGTGTTAATGTTTACAACATATCTGCTATTAGTGCTGCAGATTATCTTAGAAAGCCTCAGAGAATAACAAGTGGTACTTGGAGTACTAGTTCCGTGGCCAACGATATCCTTGCCACGATATACCCATATAGCTATGTAACGTCTATAGCTGAATGGAAGAGTAAACTGGATGGGTTTTCTATGATGAGGGCTACTGTTAAATTGAAATTAATTATTAATGCAAACCCATTTCAACAAGGTAGATTATTGATACACTATCTACCAATGTGTTACAATCCTACTATGAGGAACCTCAATCTAATGACAAAGTCTCAACAACCTTGCATTGAGATAGATTGTTCTGATACTAGTGCTGAACTTACTATGCCGTTTGTTTACCACGAAGAATACATGATTATACCTACTGTTAAGGAATATGCGAATTGTTATATCACGGTACTA